CCTTGCGACCTGCCATGTCCGCTATTTGAAATGCAGCAGCACCAGTTGCGTTCTTGCCTTTAGCACCGACAACGATAGAAACAAGAGAAGTTTCATTGCGCTGGGCTTTCTTAGAGAAGTTGGTTTTAACTTTTGCCGTTACGCCTGATGGCTTCCACGCTGTACGCCCATTGTGAATCATTCCTCGTAATGGTGCTTCATTTGGAATGTTAGCTTTAACAGCATCTGCTACTGGTTGCGCCCCAGTCCTAAGATCCTTACGAGCATTCTTAACAATTTCTTTATCTAACTTGTTAAGGATTCTTACGGTATCAGCCACTCCAGTTACTCTAGATGTTGCCATTATTACCCCTGACTGTTTCGCCAGCGCAGATACATTCCCATAGTAAAAAGCATACGCTCAGATTCTTCCATTAAAACTGACGGAGCAATGCCAGTTTCAACAGATAAATAAGCCAGATACCAATGTTGGGATGAGTCACCCAACCCGGTTATTTTGGGCTTTCGTCACTCGCTTCGATAGTGTCCACATCATCGCACCAGTCCTCGAACGTCTTGTTGGTTTTACCCTTACGTTCTAGCCAATGCCATGCAAGCCACAATAGATCAGTAATTCTGAAATCTGTTTCTAGTGATGCAACGCTTTTAGTAAACTTGTCCTCAAATGCAACAAGGTCACGCGCAGTAGCAGAAACTTCCTCTACCGATTTATCTTCAAAAGTAACGCGCAGGTTGATCTTCATAGTTAGACAGTTCCCCGTGTAACAGTTCCGCTTGTCGGCCATGTCACGCTGAACGTGGCTAGATCGCCCACTGCTGCGCTCGCCGGAGTATAGGAATTAGCCAAGCACACTGCCGTATAGCTCGGATTGGTGCTGGTTACTGTACCTGATGTTGGTGTAATAACAACAGTTGCAAGTGTGTTAAACAATGGGAACAGAGTTGCATCTACTGAAGCTGCGCCAAAGTCCTGCATGAACTGAAGTGTCAATGAACCAGATTTTAAGCCACCAATAGATTCTCTAAAAGTGCCACCAAAAGCTGTTGTTTCAAGGCTGTCGGATTCTAGTGTTAGTTCAACACTATTAAGATTTGTGGATAGATTCGTACCATTTATGACTACCTTATAGTCAGTGGCTGAAAACTTGGCCATGTTGTGTTGCTCCCTTAGTCTGCGTAGCAGAGAACTACGAACTCTGCCGATAAATAGTTTACCTCACCCACAAGTAGTTCCCCATAGTTACGCATATCGGTAACCCTTAGATCGAACGCCTTGCCTGCAAGTGTCTTGTCTGATTCTATCGCTAGTTTAATGCTATTGCTTCCGGTGCTTGAGCAATAAGCATCTATTGAGTTCTGACCTGTTCGCTCAGATACACGACCAACGATTACCTGAACTGCAAAGGTATAGGTCTGCATTCCTCTGTGAAAGGTTTCATCGTAATTAAGAGAGATAGGAAAGACTATTGCAACTGGTGGGTTTATGTTGTCAGGCTGAAAATCTGAAACCCTAAGCCCTGAGATAGTCGCTAGGTTGGTTTTGATTCCAGCGCGTAGCTCTGAAATAGAAGCCATTAGGCGAAGCCCCTAACCCGGCGATAAGGCGCAACAAGTTGTTCTACATCCGGGTCTAGATAACGCGAAACTCTTATAGCTCCCATGTCCCCAAAAGACATAACGCCCAAGGGACTGTCAAGCCGTTTGAAAATTCTGCTGGATTGAATGATGCAAGCCTGAGTGATACCGATTGGAACAGATGCCCAACCAAATACGGCGGTTAGTTTTACTAAGGCTTGATCTGCTTCTACCGGGAATAAGTAATTCTCAACTGCGCGAATCCGTGTGTATGGCACAGCAAGTCCATCTACGTTGCCGTTAAGTGGCTCTAGCTGATAGTCACCAACTGCCCAAGTTATGTCGAATACACCATCGCCACCAGATGAACTTTGTAGCGTTATCGCTGTACCTGAAACATCGTCAATCTGAGTAACGTAAGAATCATCAGCTGCGTAGTATCGTGTAGCAGTTCCTGATGAGTAGAAGTAACGCCCAGCGTGACCGTCAATAGCTCGTGAAGCGGATTCAATAGCCATCTCTAATAGCGAATCATCTACGGCATCACTAATTCGTAATGCACTTTTCAGTTGCGCTAAAGTGGCGTAGCCTTGGTTGATTGCCATAAAACTCCTAAGTCTAGGTCTATTCTACTTGCGTTCTGCTAATGCCCTGCGGATACCTTCACGCAAAGTAATCTGCGGATTGAAATACTGATGCGATAAATGCGGATCACCAACGCGATACTCAACCCCAGTAGGCGCAGTCACGATGTGGTTAAACATTGGCTTGATACCTGCTTCCTCGCAGACCATTTGAGCAAGGTCATTAAAGCTAGTGGCAAAGCCTGAACATAAATTGAACGTGCCAAAATAACCGGTCTGAACGTGCCAAAGCACAGCCTGAACAATGTCCTCGATGTGGATGAAGTCGCGCACCTGTTCACCATCGCCCCAAATGTCAAAGACTTCAACGCCTGCCAGAGCGCGGTCAATGAAACTAGGAAACGGATAATCAGCATCTTGATCTGATCCGTAACCACTAAACGGTCTAAACACAAATAGGTTTGTACCTTCTAAGAATTGCGCTAGGTATTCGCCAGTAAGTTTTGCCCATCCATAAGTCAGGTCAGGATTCCTAACAGCATCTAGGTTTAGTTCGTATTCAGATAAACGTAATCTGTGGTGTGACTTTTGTAGGTCTATTGGGTAAGCAGCAGAGCTAGAGAAGTAAACCGTATTTGTAGGTTTGGTTCTTTGCACCCAGTTAAAGAACTCTGCATCTATGGATAGGTCTGTGGCTACGCTTAACGGCTCACCTTCGATAGTTGCGCGACCACCAACAATGGCGGCTAAGTGAATCACCAGATCGAACTGGTCTGTGTTGGTCTTAAAGAAGTCGCGGCAGTCGTTTCCGTCTTTTAAGTCAATGCCGGTTATCTCGCTATCGGGCAAAGCCTTAACAAAGTTGCGCCCAACAAATCCCTTGTGACCTGTAATCAGTATCTTCATTACCAAGCCTTTACATTCTCAACATCATTACTAAATTCTGTCGCTAGGTATTCAGCAAAGATAGCCTGATCGCCATTGTGCATTTCAGGATTATTCACAGCTGCGTATCTATCGTCATGCTCTGCCTTGCCGTTTGTGTAGTGCAGGTGTTCAAGGATTACATCTGGCAAGTAGTTCACGTTCTCTAATGCGTGACCCATTGCAAGCCAATAGTTATCTAGGAACAAATGCTTTAAGGCAGGCGGTGACATAAATCCAGTAGCCCTGATGATCTTGCTAGACATAACTACGGCAGTTGGCAGATTCTCGCCTTGCAGTAGATCGTTGCCATAAGCAATGCCGGGCTTGTCCCCAATGGCTTCAGATAGTTTCGTATCCCATCCACCTGTGCGCGGTAGGTGGTCATCACCCATAAAACAGATGTAGTCATAGTCAGGCGAGAACCACAAAGCCCAATGGTTAAGAGTTCCATTCATTCCCATACGATCTGCAATGCAAACCTTGACGTTATCTAGTCCAGCAGTTTCAGCCATTAAGCCTTGATAGGTTTTAACATCATCTGCATCTATGGCAAAGATAACTTCTGTGAAGTCTGCGGTTGCGTTGATCGCTTCAAATAAACGTATGGCATTATCGTTGCGACCACGAGTAGGGATAATCGTTAGCATTCTCATTGTTGTACCAATCTCCAGAAGGTATCTCCTGCGTTATCTATCATGTGTCTTAGGTGGTCTGCATCCTGCCAATCTTCAACTGACGTAATGCCTACGTTCTCGTTAGTGTGAATCCTGCAACCTGAAAGCACCGCTTCCATAACTGCGCGACATTCTGACTCAAAGGCTAACGGCAAATGCACAAACCATTCCACTCTTGCCATTGCATCTAAGACTTGTTCACGCGGTACGTTACTAAGAGCCTTGAACTCATAACCTGCCTGAGCTGCCCAAGCATGAGCGCGTAGCTGACCTTTTAAGGGATGACTCCTAGCAGCCCATAATGCGTAAGGTTGCTTGTCCATGTGATCGTGACACTTACTTGTGTCGAAGTAACTTAGAACTTGCGCTGTCTTGCGTGGCTTAGACCAAGATAATTCCCTGCGCATATGTGCCGGGGTATGGGTTACGAATAAGCGACTATTCGCAATAAGCGAAAGTAGCCCTGCGCGTGGTGTTTGCAAGTGATGCACGAACACGAACGGGTCATACTCTGCCAGTCTGTATAACTGCGCATCTGTGAACGCATCTGTGCCAGTTACGACTATCGAATCGAATTGGTGTATCTCGTGTGTATCGAATGTGTATGGGGTGACAATTTCAATCTCGTAGTCCAATGGTGCTTGCAGGCGGTATTCGTAGTCTGACATTTCTGCGCCACCAGCAAACTGCCCTGTGAATAGCCCTTGCTGGCTCACAGGCGAACGCACAAGCACGTTCTGGGTATTCTCGGTGTGATGTGTATACCAGCCGATTTTCACGCTGTGGGTCTTTCTGTGCCTTTTGCGCCTAACACCTTTAGAGCAGGTTTCCAGTATTCGTCAAAGACCTTATCGGCGTTATACGCCTTAGCAAAGTCTTGAGCCTTCTGGGAGCGACCACGCCCACGCTGATACGCCTGCTCAAGCGCATCCACAATGCCCGGAACGCTAGGCATATGAAACCAACTGGACTGCGGTGCATCCCAAAGCGGTTGCCCGTCTACTAGCCAGCCGTCACCCACAAGTTCAGTTGAAGCTGCAAAGTCAGAAACAATTACGGGAGTACCGCAAGCCTGCGCTTCTATGGTTGGAACTCCAAAGCCTTCGCCGTATGAAGTAGCAAGTAGAACATCCATAGCTGTATAAAGCGTTGCAAGTGTTGGCTGATCTATTCCAGTTCTTAGAACATAAGGGTCTACGAATGAGTATTGGTGTTCCTTAATACCGCAAGATGCAATTAGTTCTTGCAACTTGATGCCACCTAGTGAGCCGTTGGAATCTGTGTGCAGATAAAGAACCACGTCATCGTGCATTTGGGCAAACATACTGAAGGCCAAAATGTTTTCACCGAATGCTTTGCGATTAGGACTTACGCCTTTGTTAGCCGCGTTCATTCCAACGATAAACACATCTTCACTAGCACCAATGAAATCTCTGCCAGTAGTACCCTTGTGTCGCTTCATTGGCTTAAAGCTAGATTCAATTGCGTGTGGAATGTATAACGACTCAATGCCTACGTTCTCTAACATAGCTTGACCGTACTCGCTCATGGCAATAGGAGTTACAAAATCATTGCGACACCATGAAGCAACTTGTGGCGGTGCTGGCAAGTGATCTATTGGAACCCAACTTGCAACATTCCAGTCAGCCCAACGTGGGCCTTTAAGAACCCACGCATCGTAGAGCGTAAAAAGAATGTGGTTTTGCTTTAAGTTGTGTTCAGTCCAATTAAACATATGTGCAGGAATAACGTCATTGGAATACATATCTGCACCGCGCTGATAAATAGGGATGCCGTTCCAGTCGGTGTTGCTGCCTTCAAGTCCGTAGTTGTTAAAGATCGCTACGTTGTGACCCATTGCTTTCATACGGCTAGTGACTTGAGCCGTTTGCATTCCGTATCCAGTATTCGCCCAAGGCGCGTTAGATACCCAACCAATACATAAAGAATCCTGCACAGATAATCCTTTGTTCGCAGATAAAAGAAACTTACCCTAAAGGTTGCTAAAACAAAAGCAGAACCCCACCAAGCCTGCGCTCCCGGTGGGGTTCTACGTTTTGGGGTTTCCTAATTAGGAAGCTGCTCCAGCAAAATACTTCACATGAGAAGTCTGGATTAGGTTTCCATCCACGCGCATAGTTGCACGGAATGTAATTAGGTCGTTCTGGAATGCGTAATCGTCTGAACGATCTAGGCGCAAACCGCCAACGGTGCGAGCAAAGTAACTTGGCAAGTGACCAAAGATTACTGACTTCGCGCTTGTTGCTGGTGACACGAGAGCTGGATTTTCGAAAATAGGATATCCAAGCAATAGATCACGAGCATCAGCAGATAGGGATGGGCTGAACAGGTACTGTCCGGCTGAATCCTTTAGCTTACGAACAGCAGAAATTGCCTGAGCGTTCATCTGCCATCCTGTACCCGGAAGGGTGCGACCTGCGGTATCAACGCTGTAAACCAAGTCAATTAGGTTGTCAGCTGTGAATGCGCCAGATACGCCAGTTCCACCGGTGATGCCTGAGCCAGCAGCAGTTACGATACCTGTTGGCTGAGTTGTACCAGTTCCAACAGTTAGAGCGTTGTTTACTGCATAGCCAAGTGCGTTACCTGTTTGAGCTGCAAGGAATCCAAGAATGTCCACGCCTGCATCTTCAACCATTTCGCGGCTGATCTGAGTTAGGAATGAATACTTGTATGCACCAAGTGTCTTGAATGCGTTAAAGGTTGGATCGCTCTCACCAATGATGCCGGCTTCAGAAGTGACTGTTCCTGTGGAATAAGCACTTAGTGACGGGATTTGTAGATTTTCTCCACCAGCAGTATTAAGAATGGTGGATGTTTCTAGCATTGGGCCAACGTGACGAGCAAGCATAATTACCTGATCGTAGAAAGAGGTCGGTACTGGTGCGCCAGTTGAACCCTTTGTTACATCGCGCTTCTCGAACGAGTGGGAACGAATCTCACCACGAGCTAGGGAACGGATTAGTTCAGCTTCGTCAATTGCTGGAACAGCAACGGCTGGCTTAACTTGTGCTTCGAAACCTGACATTGCTTCAGCAGCGCGTTCTTCGCGGTCTGCTTGTGCCTTCATGGTTTCCATTACCAATGAACGCTGATCAAGGTCTGCCATGATGCGGTCATAGGTTTGGTTTTCTTCTGCGGATAGATCGCGCTTTTCAGCTGCTGCTGAGTCAAGAAGAGCCTTTGCTTCTTCCCAAGCCTTTGCACGAGCTTCTGCTTGCTGACGGATGTAGTCAGACATAGTGAACTCCTAAAGTGTTTGATTGGATTGGTCTTACGGTTTCTGCGTGGCTCCACGACAGTTGCAGCAACGGCGGCTCCGCACAATGCTTATCTAATTATGGCACAAATAAAAACAGACCCAGATGCTTCCCCACATCTGAGCCTGTTCTTTGTTAAATGTTAGAACGCCTTGAGCATTAGGTCAAGTTGCTTGCGCTTAATTTCTAGCAAGTCAGTCTGGCTAGGAACGTCTGCGCGTAGCTTAGAAACAACTTCGCTAATCAAATCAGCGTGATTGGCTTCTAGAGTTTCCCCGGCTTCTAGTCTTGTGATCGCATCACTTAGAGCATCTACGTCTACGGCAGTACGAGTTGCAAGAATGTCCAACGAACGAACGCTTGCAGTTGTTGCTTCATAGGCAGGGAATCCAGTCACAATAGAAACTTCGTGTAGGCGCACTTGGTGCAGTTCACGAGTTGCGCCATCGCTTGACCAAGCATCACCCTTTGGTGGAACGCTAAACCCAAATGACATTGACGAAACATCGCCACGCTTCATAAGAACCGATAGATCGCGCCCTGCGCTGGTGTCAGGCAATTCAGCCTGTGCGAGTAGACCGCGTGAATCCTCTGTCAATTTCAAAGTTCCAGCGCGTGTTGAACCTAGAACAACATCTGTATTGTGATTCATAAATAGTTTGAT